GAAGATATGGAAAAAACTATGGTCGAGGCTGGGCAAATGGGATATTTACGTGAACCTAGTCCAAAAGTTATAGAATTTAGGAAAGATGCTTACAGTTTGGCGTGAGCCTCAATTAGAACACATTTATTGTTTAGGGGTTGATACTTCTGAAGGTTTAGTTCATGGCGACTATTCTTGTGTTCAAGTGTTGGATGTTCGTACTGGTGATCAGGTTGCAGCATGGCATGGTCATATCCCACCTGATGAGTTGGCACACGAGGTGTTTATGATGGGATTGTGGTATAACGCTGGGTTGTGTTGTGTCGAATCTAACAACCACGGTTTAACCACTATCACACAGTTACGTCATTTGGGTTATCCTAATATTTTTCGTAAAAGATCGTTGAATCAGGCTACTTCTAAGGTTTCTCAAGAGTTTGGTTGGAAAACTACTCGTACTACTAAACCTTTGTTGATTGATGATCTTGGTATGGCTTTAAGAAATAATGAGTTGAAGATACATGACAGGTTTACTTTGGCTGAGTTACGCACTTATGTGCGTAATGAGCGTGGAACTATGTCTGGTAGCCCGCATGATGACCGTGTTATGGCTCTTGCGATGGCTAATCAGATGCGTCAATATGCGTTTATGCCTGAATTTACGTTAAAACAAGACGAATATTGGACTGTTAATTGGTTTAGAAATTTGCTTCCTTCGGTGGAAAAACCTGATGAAGAACAGTTACAAATAGGTCAAAATACGGTACGTGGGACACTTTAATTGTATCTAATAGGGAATTTAAGAACCTAGGAGGTTCAAATGGCAAGATTTGTATCGCACACCAGTGCCAGTCAGAATGTTGATGGTAAAGGCACTACAGGCGGTAATAACGTAATGGAGCGTGGTGGCTCTGTTGTTGCTAATCCTATTTGGGAACCGGCACAACCTAATTCACCTCATCAACGTTTTGATAGCCCGAAGTACGCTAACATGACTGGCGGCTACGGAGAACAAACTGTTCGTGATACTCCATTTAATCAGCATGGTACAACAGGTGATGTAGAACCTTCTGCACCACAACCCGATTTGGCTGGACATAACGCTGCACCGCATACAAAGCGTCCATAGACGTGGCGGTCCTCCCTCGCGAGGCGACATACGAAGATTTTTGCATGTATGTGCAGGATTTTCGTGGTCCAGTATCGGATACTGAACTGGATGAATTATGGGAACGTCGTCAAAAACTACTTGGCATCAAATTCGTAACTGGAGCAGTCTCCCGCTCACGGTTACCGCTAGACGAGCAGCATTTGACTTTGAACGAAAGAGAAAACAAACTGATCGCCGAAGCCAAAGCGCAAGGGCGTAACATAGAGAAAGTCTGATGGCACGTAAAACAAGAGCGGAACAGCATGAAATAATTTTGCGTAAGTTGGATTCGGCTGCGCGTTGGCGACAAGAAATGGGTTATGACTCTGTTTGGCAGAGAATGATTGATTTATACAGAGGAAAGCATTGGCCGCGTGTCACTGCTACAGAAGATTTAGTGGCTGTTAATCTTGCCTTTAGCACCGTTAATGTTATCGCTCCTTCTGTTTCGGTCAACCACCCTAAAGTGGTTGTCACTCCTAATGATCCTGAAAATAGTGACAGGGCTGCTTTTGTTGAAGCGGTTATTAATCATGTTTGGCGACATCACGATTTTCGTAAGCCTTTCCGTCGTTCTGTTAAAGATTTTCTTATTTTTGGTCATGGCTGGTTAAAAGTTGGTTGGCAGTTCCTTGAGCAGGAACGTACTCTCGGTGAGGAAGAACGAGAGGATATGATCAACGAAGCAAATTTAGAGGCTGATGCTTTTGCTATGGCTAATCCTGAATTTGCTGGTGATCTTCCTAGCGACGAAGAGATCGCTGCGAATATTACTAATACGGCAATGATGATTGTTGAAGATCAACCGTTTGTAGAACGTATCTCTCCTTTTGATATGTTTGTTGATCCTGAAGCGACTTGTTTAGAGGATGCTAATTGGATCGCACAAAGAATTGTGCGTCCTTTAGAGGAGGCTAAAAAAGATAAACGTTATAAGGCTTCTGCTCGTAAAAAGTTAGATGCTGATAATATTCTTTATCCTCTTAATAGCCCTACTAGCCGTCAACAGCAAGAAGAGTATTTGTATGACGAAGAACGTACTGTTGTTTTTGAATTTTATGACATTGTAAATAACACTATTTCTGTTTTGGCTCAGTCGGGTGATGAGTTTCTTGTAGACCCAACACCTATGCCTTATGCTTATGGTCAACCTTTTGTAATGTTACGAAATTATGACGTTCCTGATTATTTTTATCCAATGGGTGATTTGGAAGCAATTGAGTCTTTACAACTTGAATTAGATAAAACTCGTACACAACTTGTTAATGCTCGTAAACGTTACGCAAGAAAGTATTTGTATCACGAACGTTCTTTTGGTCCTGAAGGGCGTGAAGCGTTAGCATCAGATCAGGATGGTCGTCTTGTACCTGTAGTTGAGGAAAATAAACCGTTGAGTGAAACGGTTATTCCTATGCCTCAAACACCTTTGTCTCCTGAAATTTATCAATACAGTGACATTATTGAAACTGATATTAATACTGTTTCTGGTGTTTCTGAATATGCTCGCGGTCAGATGCCCGAGACTCGTCGTACTGCTACGGAAGCATCAATTATTGCTGATGCGGGTAATGCTCGTGCGGCAGACAAATTGGCAATAGTTGAACTTGGTATCGGTTATGTTGCTCGCAGAGTGTTGCAGGTTATGCAACAATTTATGACTGGTGAGCAGATGGCTCGTGTTGCTCAAAAAGGTGGGGGAGATTTGTTTGTTCCTTACACTCGTGAGGACATTATAGGCGAATACGATTTTAGTGTTGAGGCTGGTTCTACTCAGCCGATGAATGACACTATTCGTAAACAGCAGGCTGTTTCATTATTGAATGCGATGGCTCCGCTTGTGGGAACAGTCGTTGATCCCGCAGCCTTAGCAAAACATGTTTTAACAATGGGATTTGATATTAAAGATCCTGACAAATTTATTATTCAGCAGCAAACTCCGCAAGATATGGAAGTTGCTGCTGCGGAGGCTGGTGCAGCGCCTACACCGTTTGGTCAAACGCCTGTGCCTGATGGTCCCGACATGGGGGCTTTTGCTCCCACCGGCGGCGTACCTCCAGAGTTGTTGGCCCAATTACAGGGTCAAATGGGGATGGATCTTCCAGCCCTATAACGGGACAGAGTTCCCGAATAGTATAGGAGCAGCCTTTTAGGACTCCGAGGAGAAAATAGAATATGGAAGAGGATGTAGTGGAATCCACTGAGGTGGATAATCCAGAGTCTTCAGTTGAAGTTACAGAGGAACCTTCTGGTGAAACATACGCCGTTAAGGTGGATGGTGAAAATCAAGAGGTCAGTCTTGACGAACTTCGGGACGGATACCAAAGACAGTCGGATTACACACGTAAGACGCAGGAATTGGCTTCCGAACGTAGACGGTTACAGCAAGCAGAGGCGATTGTTTCTTCTTTGGAGTCAGATCCAGAGGGAACATTAGCGGCTTTAGGTGATGCTTTTGGTGTTCAACAAACACCTCCGGCTCAACCTCAACGGCGGGATGAATATGATTATGATGAGTATTCTGATCCAGTTGAGCCTGATGTGAATGAACAGCGGATAGCACAGTTAGAGGCTCGTCTTGAGCAGCAAGATCGTTTGCATAAAAGACAACAAATAGAAAAGCAAGTAGAAGGTCTTAGGGACACATACGGAGATTTTGACGCTCAGGAACTTTACCAACATGCTTTACGCAACAAAATCGGCAATTTAGAAGCCGCTTTAACGCACATGCGTTACGGCGATTTATCCGACAAAGCAAGCAAATTGGAAAAAGAGCAAGAGCGTTTAGATGCAAAACGTGATGCTTCTGTGGTGGAACCGACGGGTTCTAAACAGGCAGGAACTTCACAAAAAGCCGTGGATCAACCTAAGTCTATCCGACAAGCATTTGAGGATGCTAAAAGGGAACTTGCTTCATAGACAATAGTGAGGTAAAAACAAATGGCAGCAGGTAATGCTAACTTTGACGAGATTCTCTCAACCACGCTGAAAAACTATATCCCTAAACTGACTGACAACATTTTCACGGCTAGACCACTGTTCTACGCTTTGACAAATGGTCAGACAATTAGGCGTGTTTCAGGTGGTGCGAATATCGTCGTTCCAATTATTTATGGAACAAACTCGACTGCTGGTTCTTACGCTACAACAGATACTATTTCCACAACTGCTCAAACAGGCATAAGCGCTGCTGAGTATTCTTGGAGACAGTATGCTGCTACCGTAACAATCAACGGTCTTGAAGAAGCCAAAAACAATGGCGAAGCACAAATCATTGACCTTCTTGAAGGAAAAATTTTCCAAACTCAAGAAACTATTATTGAAAACATGAACACCATGTTCTTCGGTAACAGCACAGGCAATGGTGGTAAAGACTGGATGGGTCTATCGGCTCTAGTAGGTCTTGGCAATGATGATGGTTCAGCCGCTCTTGCGGGTATTGATGCTACTGACGGTGACAACTCGTGGTGGAGATCACAAGTTCAAAACGTGGGTGGAGCAATAACTCTTGCAAAGATGGCAACATCATACAATGATGCTTCTGTTGGTAATGACCAACCAACAATTATAATCACAGGACAAAAACAGTACGAAGCGTACGAAGCCCTTCTTGAGGGACAGATTAGGTACACCGACACCGACATGGCTGATGGTGGTTTCCAGAATCTTCTCTTCAAGGGATGTCCTATAACATTTGATGGTACTCTTGCTGGTGAAGGCAAAATGTATATGCTTAACACCAAGTACCTTCAACTTGTGGCCCACAGCGACGTTTGGTTTAAACCAACCCCGTTCGTGCGTCCAACAAACCAAGATGCGGTTTACTCTCAGATACTTTGCTACGGCAACTTAACAACAAGTAATCGCGCACGTCAAGCATACTTGTACGGTATCACACCTGCATAGTTTGACGTTATAGGGGTAGTTTTTACAGGAGTTATTATGGGTAAGTATGAACAGCATGCGTATAAGAAAAACGCTAGACCAGCAGGGGAACCTGTGGCTGGTAGAAATTTTCGAGATGCGTCACCACGACCACAAACGGTTGGACCATCACGCAGGATTCATCGAGTAGCAGATACGTCTATTCCTCAGAATGCTCCTGTAAAGACACCTACTGAAAAGGTAAGTAAATTTAAAACCAAGTAGGGGTTTGTTTTGCAACTAAGTGAAATGCGCGACTATGTGAGAAACATAGTTGACATAACCAGTAATGATATTGCTGATACGACAATGAATACGTTTATTCGTGAGGGGTATGACATTGTTGTGTATTCTGAGAAGCGTTGGCCTTTTTATGAAGTATCTTTGACTTTCAGTACGGTTGGTGGTCAGTCTGATTATTCGATGGCTGACATTGCTACTAATCTCAGCATCACACATGATGGTGTGACATTTTCTGGTGGTTCTGCACCTAAGAATGTTGGTATACGTGAAGTTGCTGCTTTAAGAACAGATAACCGTGTTCTTGCTTATATTGGTCGTGACGCTGGGGATATTTTATATCCTCTTGAAACTGATGGTATAGGTAAACCTTGGTATTATTCGATGTGGGCTTCTGGTAACACGAGCGCTGCGGCGGGTATCAGTAATCAGGTAATAAGAATTTATCCGACTCCTAATGGTGTTCAAACTATTAATGTTCGTGCTTATCGGAATCCTATTGAGTTTGGTGGTAACACGGTTGTTAGCCGTTCCGCTATAGCAAACAATGACACTCCTGATTTGCCTGTTCCTTTTGATAATGTTTTAGCGTTATATGCTATTTACAGGTCTTATCAACAGCAGGAAGATGCTGCGATGGGGCAACAGTATTATTCACAGTTTATTCAAGAGTTAGATAATCTTCGTGCAAGATTTGAGGATTCTCCTGCTCCTCAACCATTGTTGTTGAATAGTGTTCGCACTTCTCAATGGTTGGGTTCTAATTTTCTTCCTTACCGTTTTCGGTATTCGTGGGAATACTAACGGATGGTTTTACAAGCAACAGCCACTACAGGCGCTGGTCCTGATGCTTTTCGTTACGACGAAAAATCAGATTTTACTGGTGGTTTAAATCTTAGAGCAGATCAGTTTAATTTAGCGGAAAATGAATCTCCTGCTGTTTTAAATATTTCTGTTGACCCTAGGGGTGGTGTGCGTCGTCGGAACGGCGTTAAACGCATTAACACTAATGCTCCTGCTACTGATGATGAGATCATAAAGTTAATGACTCATTATGAGGCAAGTGACAATAATCTTGTTGCTGCTACTAAGGCTGCTTCTGGCACTGGTCTTATTTCTTTTTATTACATGGCTTATGATGGTTCGGATATAAACTTTTCTGGACCTTTGAAACAATCTGGTGTGACTTATGGTTTTAAAGATCAGGTTCCTTCATCTGCGACGTTTAATGGTAAAACATATTTTTGTAATGGTGGCTATGTTTACAATATTGACACTAATGCTGTTCAACCAAATTCTGCTTTTAGTTGGACGGGTGGAACAGATGACACAGTAGGTTACACGCAGGCTTTTGATGGCACTGCAAATCATTTTCCAAGAGCGCGTTACATTGTTACGTGGCAAGAAAGAATGTTCGCAGCCCACATTGATGAAACAGGCGGTAGCAACATTATCAGATGGTCAAGTGCAGGTGATCCTACTACTTGGGCGGCAGCAGATTACATAGAGGTAGACAAAGGTGAAGATGGCGATTTTATAACCGCTATTATTCCTGACGGAACCAGACTTCTCATATTTAAACAAAACTCTGTATATCAAATAACAGGTTTTGGTAGCGAAACTTTTCAGTTAAGAAACATTACTAGAACAGTTGGCAACCGAGATGGTTGTCAACCAACTGCAAGCACTATGGGTATCTTTTTTTGGTATGGAGAAGAAGGTGTCTATGTTTTAAATCAACAAAATTTGGCTTGGGCTTTTGAACGGATATACCCAGCAATGACTTATGATGTGGGGCAACCTGCTTTAACTTTAACTAATGCTCCTTCTTTGATGTGGTTTCAAGACAAACTTTGGGTGTCAGTCGACTATCAGTCGGATGACAACTTGTCTGGATCTATGCAAGAATCGAGACGGAATACGTTTATGTGGGATCCTAGTCTTGGTCCTACAGGCGCTTGGGTAAGAACTGATGTTAATGCACGTCAACTTTTAGCGTATCGTCCTAGTGGTGCGACACATCACGGGTTAGGTGCTACATCTGATGTGAGTGGTCCTGCGTCTTTTACACGGGTTTCTCGTATAAACGTTGAAACAGAAGATGCTGACACTTATGTGAGCACTGTCAGAGAAATAGAATCTTATTATCAAACAGGCTGGTTTATAGGTAATCGTCCTACTTTCAATAAGCGTTGGGGTAAAACTCGTACTGTGCTTTTGGCTGATAACAATACAACTATCAACATGTATATTTATAAAGATTATGATTTAAGCGGTTTTGTAATTCCTGCTTATTCTAAGAGTATTGTTGGTGTAGGTTCCCCTGCTACGTGGGATTCAGGCGTTTGGGATGATTCGGAATGGGCTGCTGAAGGCACTCAAGACAGGTATTTGTTCGCTAGATGGCCAACAATTGGGACAGCGCAGGCTATTAGTTTGAGGTTTAGTGTTTCTCCTTCACCTTCCGCTCGCGGAAAATGGGGAATCACGTCCGTTATAACAATGTATAGAACTAGGAGATTGCGTTAAATGGCGGCTTTATCAGTCACAAATTCTTTCGTTGCAGGAACTTCAATCGTTGCATCTCAAATGAACGCCAACTTTAGCGATGTAGTAAATTGGGCTACTGGTGGTCCTACTATCTCTACGTCTGGGCAAACGACCACTGTTAATGGACGTTTGGATGTAGCAGAAATGGTTTATTCTTCGGATGTTTTATATTTTAATGGCAATGCTTTAACAAAACAAAGAATTGTTTTTGAAGGCGCTAATACTGATGTTCATGAAACGTACATAGGAGTTTTAGAACCTACTAGTACAAATGATATAAATTTTCCAGATAAAGACGGCACTGTTGCAATGCTTTCAGACATTGCTGGTACCGAATGGAACAATGCGGACAACATTTTAGTTAATTCAGTTTTTAGTTAAATAAAGGAAAGGTAATATGGCGACATATTCAAAAGTACAACTGACTGGTAGTACAGATGGTACAGGCGTAGAACTTGCTGTTGACAGCGGTGCATACACCACAATACATACTACAACTACTACAGCCACAACACTTGATGAAATTTGGCTTTATGCTTCCAACACTGATACAACGGATCGTAAGATCACAATTCAGTTTGGTGGAACAGATGATCCAGATGATCTCATTGAATATACAGTCACCGCAGAAGGCGGACTTCAGTTAATAGTACCCGGATTAGCGCTGTCTGGTAAATCCAGCACAGGGTTAATTGTTAAGGGTGCTGCTGCGGTTGCTTCTAAAGTGACAGTATTTGGTTACGTAAATAGAATAACTGCTTAAGAGGTCTTATAGTGTTTCGACAAGATAGGACTAACCCTAGTACTGCGGTTTCTACGTGGAAGGGTCGACGGGATTTGCCGAAGGCTAATCCGTCTACGGCTGTTTCTGCGTGGATGAATGGCGGTTTGGCTGGCGGCAGTGCTGCATTTACTGCTTTCGGTGGGTTAATAACCCAATATGACGATTCTGGTACGACTTACCGTGTTCATACTTTCAGGTCAACTAGTTATTTTGAGGTTCTTGCAGGTAGCCCCGACACTGACATAACTTACCTTGTGGTAGGTGGTGGTGGTGGCGGTGGCGGTCCAACGTCAAACGCTGCAGGCGGCGGTGGTGGTGCGGGTGGTTTGGCTACTGGTACTTTTACTGCATCAGCAGGAACATATTACAGTTGCACTATAGGTGATGGTGGTAATCTAATCGCTTCTAGCCGTCAATATGGTGGTACTTCAGGAACCAATGATGGTCTAGGTGTAGTCGGTGGTACTTCTCACATTACTCCTGATGGTAGTAGCGCTCTTGTCACAGAAGTTGGTGGCGGTGGCGGTGGTGGTTCTAGCAGTTCAGGCGCTAATCGTGACGGTACGGCAGGCGCTTCAGGTGGCGGTGGAGGTATGTATTCTGGTCAAACCGCTGGTTCTGGTGGTTCTGCTACGGCAGGATTTGCTGGTGGTAATGCTGCTGCAGGTTCTACTAACGCCATGGGTGGCGGTGGTGGTGGTCACAGCCAAGTAGGTTTTTCGGCTTCAGGTCCACCCAATTTTGGGTGGAAAGGTGGTACTGGAAGTCAAGGTTTAACTAACCATTCTGGGACACAACCATATTATGCTGCTGGTGGTGCTAGTTCAGCCTATTCAGCCAGTAGTGGTGGTGGCAGAACTAACAGTATTTCAGGTCAGTCACAACTTTATTCAGGATCAGTTGTTCAAACGGCTGATGCCGCTATCCCTAACACTGGTTCAGGTGGTGGTGCTGCTGGTCTTGCTGTGCAAAGTGGAGCGGGTTCGGCTGGAATCATTGTTTTAAGGTATGAGGTAGTCTGATGGGTACTACTTACAACGGTGACACTCCTGACTATATTGTTGATGGTGTTTTAACTGATGGTGAAGCGTGGGTTCCTTTGATAACAACTACGGTTGATTCAGGTGGTGCCGCTTCAATAACGTGGGCATCACAAATAGGTTCTTCGGCTTTTAAACCTAATTCTGCAAACAACTGGTCGCAGTACCAAGACCTTATTATTATTTCTAATTGTCGCAATGAGGGTGGTTCTAATGATTACACCTTGATTGTTGAACCTAATGCCGATACTTACGCTTCGGATAAAAACCTTAGTCAACGTATAGATACTGGACAGGGTTCGACTTCTTTTTTTGCTTGGCAAGGTTACATGTTTATGCAAATTGCTTCTGCTGGAGGTGGTTCCACTGCGAATACTTTTACTGGCAGTATCACAACTTTGTACGATATAAATTCTGGTAAATGGCTTGTTTCGGAAACTCTTGCTTCTATGGAAAGAGGTGGAGCGGGAACAGTCGGTTTTGGTCAAAATGCTTACAAACGCACAACAGGTGTCGCATCATTGAAGATACGTAATACTGGCGGAGTTGATCTTGCTGAAGGTTCACGTTTCGATTTGTTTGGTGTTCTTCCAAGGATGGTGTCTTAATGGCTATTATTGAAGCGATTTCTAGTAATTATGCTGATGCAGATACTGCAAGTTTTGATTTCACAAGCATCCCTAGCACTTACGAACATTTGCAGATGCGTGGAACTTTAAGATATAGCGGCGCTATCAATTCAACAACTCCTTATTTTAAAATAAATAACACGGCTACTGGTGCTACAGGTGTTGAATACACTGTCCAAAACATAAGAGGCGAGGGAAGTAGTGCTTATCTTTCTATGAGTGTTGCTCAAGATTTTTGCTGGTGGTATTCGGTTCCTGCTTTACAAAATTCAACCAGTTTGTATGGGGAACAGGCACAAAATTATGGTACTTGGGAAATGACTGTTTTTGATTACGCTAACGCTAGTAAAACAGCATTATGTATGGTTCGATGCGGCATGAATAGTGTCACAGCAAGTTACAACATCGCTAGTTGGGGATGTTTCATGTGGGAAAGCAACAATGCAGTAGATCAACTAACAGTTTACACACCAGGAAGTAATTGGTTTAGGGGAAGTTACATGAATTTATATGGGATAAAGAGCGCATAATGGCAGTTTGGAATGTTATAAATCACACAGAGTTAGGTTCTGATGGTGCAACTTTAGTGGACTGGACAAGTATTTCTTCTTCTTACGACCATTTAATAGCAATGCTTTCAACAAGAGCAGATTCGACAGCCATAGGAGAAAGTTTTAAAGTCCAGTTAAATGGTGACACATCAGCAACTGATTACAGTTACACAAACATGTATGGTGACGGAACCACAACAATTCAGCAAGAAAATCAGACGGGTCAGGCAACTGTTTCTGCTTATCCTCGCATGTTGGGTACAGGCGATGGTCTTACTAACAATTTTTCTGGTACAAGAATTTACTTTTTTGATTATTCAAACACGGATAAATTTAAATCTGTTTTAACAGAGAATTGTGCGCCTTCAAAAACTACTGGTGCAGGTCAGGGGTATATTTACTTAAATTCTGGTTTATGGGCTGATACGTCTGCTATAAATCAGATCACAATAACTGCTTCCAGTAACGATTTTGAGTCTGGAAGCACAGCAACACTATATGGAATAAATGGAGTAGCATAATGGCAGATGCCGATGGTAATAGATATAAATATGTAAACGGTGAAAAAATAAAATTAACCGATGAAGAAATAGCAGAGTTAAACGCTGAAGCAGAGCGACATGATTTAAACATGGATCCAGTCAGGTCCCAACGTAATGGCATGTTGACATCTTCTGACTGGACACAGATAGCAGACGCAGCCTTAGGGGCGCATACTGCTGAGGAATGGGCGACATACCGTCAAGAACTACGTGACCTACCTAGCAAACACAGCAAGGTGTCCGAAGTTGTTTTCCCTGATGATCCTCCTACGGCAGCAGCGAAGGCAGCCGAATAATTAGATGAACGACATTACAGACATAAAACGAATAGGAGTGTCAAGGCTAACGCTTGGACTCATCATGTCTGTAGCCTCCATCTCAGGTGTGGTCGTTTGGAAGGCCGCATCAGTCGCTAACCAAATCTCTGATTTGGAAGCGAAGGTTGCTGTTATTGAACAGAACACTGGTACTGATTCTAGTGTCTTAGCGAAACTGGATGAAATATCTGATGGTGTCAAAGAAAATGAAAATGGTATTGCTAATTTACACGCTGCTCGCCTTGATGAT